TTATGGTTTAGTTGGCCATGTAGCATTCTCACATTTTTCAACAGTATCTTTACCTTCAGGTAAATCTCTAAGTTCTTGACGATATGTTCTCATATCATCAGATAGAGTATTATCTGATAAAGCAAGATAATCTGTTTCTGCAAGAAGTCTATTTCTTTTTTCTCTAAGTCTAGCTAAAGCTCTAGCAGGAGCTGCATCAGCATAGGCTTTTTGTTCAGCGTCTCTAGCAGCTTCTTCTTCTGCTGTAAACTGTACTCTTATTCCATTTATGTTATGATATCTTACCATGTAATCTCCTTAATTAATTCCGTACAAAATTATTGTTCCCGCATCTATATTTCCTGATGTTCCCTCTCCATATTCTCCAATAAAACTTACAGCGTTTACTGCACTAGTTGTATTTATATAACCACCGTATTTTTGTGTCCATGCAGCAGGATAGTCATGCATATAAGCTGTTTCCATAATAAAATGTTTTGCAAATGTGGTTGATGATGGATTAAATAAATGTAAATATCCAGCTAAAGAACCATCATTATCACTTTCCATATTTAACCCTACTGCTTGATTAGCGGTTGATTGTGATAAATCTGAATCTGATTCATAAGCCATACTTGCAAAGTCACCATTTTCTGCGTGTCTTGCATAAAAAGCTGTAGTGGTTTTTGTAACGTTATAATTACTTCCACCATCTATACTAAAATTCATTCTTATATCTGGTTCTGAATTAGAATTTGGGTGAAGATTAACAAAATAAAAAATATATTCCTTATATGTATTATCTATTCCTGATGTAAATTGAACACTTGAAGTAGGAGATGAGATTGTTGTCTTTGAAATAAATGTCATAGAACCACTAGTAAGGCTTCCAAAACTAGTTATATTTTTTACTGATCTATTATTTAATTTAACTATGCTCATTAACTATCTTTTATCCCGTATAATTTTATATCTCCACTTCCCATATTTGCATCATTATATTTAAATTGAATTGCATCTAAAGCAGATACTGTATTAAAATATCCTGAAATATAAGATGCTATTAATACATCATCTGACATAAGTGAACTTGTTCGTGCAATAAAATGTTTTACAAAAGTTGTTGATGAAGGTTGAAAAATTGTAAGTTCACCAGATACACTTTTATCAGCTGCATTTGTTCCAACTTGTGGTGCTAACATTTGAAAACTTGTGCTTTGTTGCAAATCATGTGGAGTATAATATGCAAGAATTTGGGCTGAATCATCTTCATTATGATAAGACCAAAAATAAGTTGATGTTATATTTACACCATAACTACTTCCTGTATTTACTGATCCTTGAAATATAAAATTATCTTCTTTATTAGTATCATTAGAATGCATATTAAAAAACTTAAATTGATAAATAGGATAGGTATTATCAAATACTACACTTGAACTACCATCAACAAAAGATATTGTTGCATCATCACTAGCTGTTATAGTCTTAATGTGTGTCATAGCACCCGCAGGGAAACTAGCAGCACTTGTCACACTGCTTAAACTATTATCATTATATTTAACTAATGCCATATAATTTTATTACTCCATCAAAAGTTCCACTTTCAAATTTAAATTGAATTGCATCAACAGCACTTGTTGTATTACCATAACCAGCAACAAACGCTTCTATCGAATAAGGTGTGCTTGTATAGCTAACACTATTAAATGTGCTTAAAAAATGTTTTACAAATGTCGTATTTGACGGATCAAATAAATGTAAAGTTCCAACACAAGAATCATCATTATTACTAGCTGCAAAATTTTGTAATCTTTGAAAGCCTGTTCCCTGTGCTAAATCGCTACCACTTTGATAAGCAACTTCATTAGAGACACCAGCTTCATTATTTGAAGCATGATAATAAGTAGTGGTTTTAGTCACGTTATAATTTGAACCTGAATCAACACTCATATTAAAAGTAAAACTTGATTGTGTAGACGGATGAATATCTATAAATTTAAATATATACTCTTTATACGTTGAATCTATTCCAGAAGTAAAACTTATCGTGGATGAACCACTAGCAGTTTGTGTAGAGATAAGTGACATTGATCCGCCACCTACACCACTTGGTAAACTTGTGATTGCTGACATGGAGTTATTGTTACAGAACAATACTGACATTTATTACTCCTCTTCTGGTTTTGGCTCAACGTATTTTGTTAACAATTCAGATTCTATTTTAGTAAAACCTAAATTTATTAATTTATCATAAGATGTTTTTCTTGCATTAAAAAGCGATTCTTTTTTTTCTCTACTTGGTTTACGTTGTTCAAAAGCTAATGTCTGTGAGTCTCTAAATTTTTTTTCCTCTTCAACAGACATTTCAACTAATTTTCCATCAATTGATTTTTTCATTATGCTTTTCTCCCATATAATGTATAGTGATACTCACTTATATCACCACTATCATAAAATAACCTTACATTAGTTGCGGCAGTTGTTGCTGTTGTGTGTAATATACCTGTTCCAAAAATTGCTCTAAAATTACCACTTCCGTCTAATCTATAACCTTTCCACGAAGCAGTATTATATGATTGATAATTTGAATCTGCGATAGAAGTGTCTATTTCTATTGATAAATAACCACCCTCATTTACACCATTACCTTGATTTTTATTTAATACAATTTGTGCCTCATTTGCACCATGTTCTGGATCATTATCTGTATCACTATTAATATTAATATGACCCCAATAATAACTATTTTCAAGATAACTAGATCCTCCGTCTAAAGACAATCTTAATTGTGGATTAACATTATCATTAGTTGGAAAAAATCTTATAAGAAGCAAATAACTTCTAAATCCTGATGTTAAAGAAATGTCTAAAAGTGTAGTATCTGTTTCACTTTTTGCAGTAGATATTTTTTCAAAATCTTTTCCACCTACTAAACTTGCGTCTATTCTTTTAAGAGTTCCAGCATCACTAATTAAAAATTCATCTGTATCATCTGGTGCACTAGTTAATGCAGTTAGACCTGATATCATAGTATTATTTAATTTAGCTGCTGTAACAGTATCATCTGATGGTGCACCTATATTTAATACGTCACCTAATAAAATTATAAAATCTATAACATCACCTGTTGCTAAGTTACTAGCAAAAGTAATTGTACTACCTGAAATAGTAAAAGAACTACCAGGTTTTTGTAATACACCATTTAAACTAACTAGCATGTGAAATGCTGTTTCTGGTGTTACGTTTGTAGAATTAACTTGCATAGTATATGCTGCTTGTCCGTTTACTACGGATATAGCATCACAAACTTGAAAGTTTCCTACTATTGGTTGTTTTCCTATATAGGGCATTATTTCTCCTTAATTAATTTTACCTTGCATTTGCGGGTATACCATTTGAATTTACAAAGGGTGATTCTGCGAAAGCCATATAAACGTATGTATTTCCAGAACCATTTCTTGCAGTTGTTGTTCCTCTTAATTTAAAACCATTTGATAAAAAATCAGTATCATATGAAGATGATGTCGTATCTGTGTCATATGTATTAGCAAATAAAGAAGTATCAACTGCATTAAAGGTATCTCTTTTATTATCTTGAATATGCCAATCAGCACTAGAGTCGGTTCTTTTAATCATAACCCAAGCTGGACGAAAACCCGTGTAAACAAACGGGCCATTAGCATTTCCGTTCCCTTCATATTTTCCGAAGGAACTATACCCTTGTTTTTCTACAAATACATAACTTATATATTTTTCACTACTATCCATAACATTATTATTACCATGACTTCCAGCAGTAAATCTTAAAAGAGAACTTGTAGGAACGTTATTAATTCCTTGTTGCCAACCTGATGAACTAGAATCATACTCTGCATCATTTGTGCTTAAATCCATGTTTTTTGTTGATGTTCCGCCTTGATGCCATGTTATCCATTGACTTGTAGCGTCTCTATTTTTTGTAATAATCCATGCTGGTATTGCTCCAAGTCCATGGCCAACTGTATTACCTATTGTTCCACTACCTGTGTAAGACACAATAGAAAATCCAGCAGTGGTGTTAGCAGATATGGAGCTTGTAATATCTCCATCAGAGTTTGATGACGCAGAACCACCACCCTTCCATCCCCAAACAATCATATTATCTGAAGATCCATTAACAATTAATTCATTATCAACTGTAAATCCATTTGAATCAAAACTATCAAGATTTGAATTTTCTGTTCCCTCTGCTCCAGTTTCATTTGGTATTAATCTAAGTGTTGCACCTCTAACAGAATCAAAAGCCGCATTAGATTGACTTTCATCTCTATTTTTAAACCACAACCAATCGGGTTGCATATTTGCGTGAGTTTCATCCCAAGTATACGCTGTATCGTTTGTACCATTACCAGTGTACGCTTTTATTCTAAAGTGTAAAGATGGGTCGTCTATATCTGTGTAAGCCATTATCCAAACTCCGCTAAGTTTTTTGTATTAAGTGAATAATATCCTGATGGGACTGTGTATTCAAAATTACCATAACCATTTGCATCACTATTTCCTGATGTAATTGAGTAAGGTGGTGAACCAAAATTAAATGACGCTGTTCTTGCATTAGCACCTATGTAAAATGGTAAATAAAAACCTGAAAAAGAACTTATTGATTGTGTTGATCCTTGTTTTGAGTTATTATGATAAAACTCTATTTCTAAATCATCCATATTTAAAGCAATTCCTACAATTGAACCTGTTGAAAATCCTGCTAAACTTGATTGAACTTGTGTTCCATCTTTGTCTATAGTTCCACTCCCTGTATATATAACTGATGGATTATTATCATAAGTTGTTCCTGTTACTGGTGTATTATCTCCTGTAATACCTATAAGATTATCTTGTGGACTACCAGATGAATTTATTTTTACTTCAAAATACCATTTACCACTTTGAACACCTATTGTTCCTGTAGTTGCATGATAATCAGAACCAGATACAACTGTTAGATTTCCATCACTAAAAGTAATTGTGCCAGAATTTAAAGGATTTAATGTAGCAAAATTATTTGTGCAAGTATCAGTAGATTGATCTATTGCTGTTAAATTATTTACAGTAAAGTTATTAGAGTTTCCTGATACATCTGCACCTAGACTACTTGCATTTTCAAAGTCTAAATAGAATCCATTTGTGCCAAATGTTAATCCTGATACATCTATTGGTTTCCAAATATTAGGACTATCAGAATCAAACTCTCCAAATGATGTTTGGTCAAGTTGTGAACCATCTACTAAAACAGCCTCTGCCATGTAGCCATCAAAAAAATCATCATTAATTCTTTCGCCTATATATTGTACAGTTGTATTATTGACTCCACTATCATAATTTAATGATGGGTCAGAATTAGTAGAAAAA